TTCTGTGATCGTAGGTTCCGCCATGGCTAGGCCTTCATCTCAAAATTACGCATCATATTATATAAAGTTTGAGCACCCGCGTACCGGTTGTTTCGGCCCTTGGGGTCTGCCCCACGTACAGCGGCGGCGTTAAATACAAACTCTCCGTCAGAAAGCATGGCGGGTATGTCGTCGGAACGCTCTGTTCCAGGTCCTTCTACAAGCATTTCTCGGCGGGGAAACTGATCCTTTTCCATGTACCCACCGTCTGCCGCATACGCAGACGCACCTGCCGCATACGGGCTGGGAACAGCAGGGTTACCGGGAGCGTACTGATATGGGTTGAGGTCCGAAATACGATATTTAGAAGGGTCGGCTTGGAACAGGTCGTACCCGGTTTCGTTATGGACAAACCCCGCTAAATCGGCTTTTGTAACTTCTTCTACTTCTGGATCGTCGAACGCTCCGCCAAGGTATGCGGCTCCTCCAGCAAGAGCTAGAGAAGGCCCGTACTTAGCAAGCATACTTGGTTGGGCAGTAGCTTTAGCTGCCTCAAACGCCTTCGCTGTTTGAAGATGGCGAGGGGTTTCCGCCAAGTATTTTGCTCCGGCGTCCTCTGCCGCGAGATTTAGAGCGTCCTGGGTCTTACCGCCCCTAAACATTACGTCCCCAACCTTCGTAGAGTATTTGTCAAAAGTATTACCGGCGCTATCGCCCAAAACTTTCTGAGCCGGTGTTTTTGCGTCAAGAGAGTAGTTAAACGCATCATCGAATTCTGGTATTATATTACCCGACGCACTTACATCGCTCAGTGATCTGCCCGGATCGTAGGCAAACGGATCATAGTCCCCGTATATATTACCCGACGCACTTACATCGCTCAGTGATCCGCCCGGATCGTAGGCAAACGGATCATACGGAATAGTGCTGCCACCAGATACAACATCGGTTCCGGAGCCACCATATAGAGCCTTGGTTCCGGAGCCACCAGCAACGTTGCTGGTTGTTGGTGTTGTTGCTTGGGTTGGAGCTGTTGCGGGGGTTGGGCTGCTACTTGATGAACTCAGGAAGTTGCCGGGACCGTCAGGATCATAGTTTAGCGGCTCATCAGCTCCTGAGAAGAAATCGCTCGCAGACGCGCCTTTATCGGATCCAGTAAAGATGTCTCCGAAACGACCTGCTTGAGTAGTAAAGCTTGGCGCAGACGGATTATAAAAGCTTTTTCCAAAACCTTCTGAAAAACTTCCAGTGTCTGAGAACGCACCTTTCACACCCCCCGTTAAAGACGCCAAACCACCGCTTATAAGGCCCGATTTAAGGGAGTCTTTGAGGCTACCCCCGCCTGCAAGTGATCCTAGTCCACCGCCAATAAAACCTGCGCCAAAACTCCCCGGACCGAAAAAGGTTGCATTCAGAAAAGGAATCCCGAAAGCCGCTGCCGCAATCGGAATTACGATAGGAGCAGCTTTCTTAACAACTTTCCAAACTTTTTTAGCTACCTTCTTTACGCCTCCCCAAAACTTTTTAATAAAGCCCCAAAATTCAGGGAGACCCGTGTCCGGATTGATGTTGTTAAGTTCGTTGCCGACAATATACCTTTCAGGATCTAAACCCAGGTCTTCCATCTGGTCGAAAAGAAGCTTCTTTAGTTTAGGGTTTTCGTCAAGAACCCCCATAGGAATAACAGTCTCTCCCTCCGCAGCATGGATAACGTAAATGTCTCCGTTCCGACCAAAATCCGCGAGCTGTTGAGCCTGTTTTCGCATTGAAGCAATGCCTACAGGGGCAAGCTCGTAATCCGGGGAGGAGTCAACGAAAGACTGAAGCCCTGTTCCAGGTGTTGTGTGTGTTTGCTGTAGCATTAGGAAATCTCCAAAACATTGGCGAAGACTTGAATCTTCGCTGCGGTAGCGCAGTTAAGTATAAGCGTGTCGCCCGTCTCTAAGACAAAAGGCCCAGTAAATGACACGTCTGCGGTGGCAGAAGAAGAGGCTAAAGTAGCCAAAGTGATCTTCTGCAAAGTTACCGTTACCGAAGCGGAGCTGTCGGTAATCTTGCATAGTACCACTACAGAACCTGTATGGCTATTGTATAGATTAATATTTTTTATAAGGGCTTCCGTAGCTGCTGGGCACGTATATACGACCACGTCTCCCGTGGATCCGACCGTCGTCACTATGTTTTTGTACGCGGAAGCCATTAGCTCATAAACCAGTTGACGCCGTTGGTATCGTCTTCTCCGCTAACCACAGCGGGAAAGTCCATCTTTGTAAGAGCCATCTCCAAGTCCCTAAGAATGCGAACAAAAGTGTCCGCGTCATATTCGTCTGGAGCCATAGGCATACTGTGGTCTAGTAAAGTAGTCATTATCGTCTCCCATCCGGGCGTAGGTCTAAGCGTAAATCACCTAAAGTCCACGTTATATCAGTAGTCGAGCTTTCAATCCGTAACGACGCCTGCCTAGACCGGCTCCGAAGAAACGCCTGCTCAGTGGTGGCCTGAATGGCGCTTGTCGAATTTGTCACCAAGCTGTCCCCAGGGTAATTCCTAGTCTTCAAAACGTAGTTTACGGAAGCCTCCGCGTCACTGCTTGTAATGTCAATATCTGGAATAAGGCGGCTTACAAACATGAATTGTTCGCCATCCCCTAGATCAAAGTCAGCCGACTCAATATAGGAGGTCATAGGGGAACCGTCATTATCGTCCCCCTTTTCTTGGATATACACGAAGTTCGTACCACTGGCGAGGCCACTGGCCCTTGGGTTGTCGTGTATTCCATAATCCACCCAAGCCGTCCTTGAAAGCGAACCCAGATCCCAAGTGTTTTCGGTAAAGTTAAACTTAACGTAGCGGTCTATCTCGGTAGAGTCGGCAGTGGGGTAGAACCAAAACACCTCGTCGAACATCTTGTTGGATGCCGCAAAGCATTTGAAACTCTGGTCAAGGTTTATGTCGTCAAAAACGTAACGGAGAAGAGTACAGGGGATAGTCTGAACACGGCCTGTGTAGACATAGAAGTTCTCACGGTCCATCCAGAACACTTTGTCACCCACCGTCGTAACAGCGTTTGGACCAATAATAGAGACGTTGTTCGCCAGCATACTAAACCCAAACGTGAACGGGGGACCTGTAAACCTCATCGCGTGAAGCGAAGTGTCTGTCCATATAAGCATTTCTTGCCGGGTTTTCTGCGCCGATATGATCTCGGAACCAGAAGATATGCGCTGAGAACCCGCTGTGTTCGTTGCCGTAGGAGTCCAATCAACAGGGTTTTCCTGATCTGACCAGCGTACCATTAACAAGTCTTGGTCCGATTCGTCTAAAGGGTTGCAGCCAAAGCAGACCACATGCCTGTCCGCCCCAGATATCATAACGCGCCGGGTAATCGTCGGAGCAGCGGAAGCACCAGACTGAGAAGCAAGGTCCGTGGCCCGTGAACCAAGGCCCAGTGACTTATCCCAGTAGTACGGGGTTCCGTCGTAGACGTTAAATATCAGGTCTTCGCCCCAGTTGTCTTGACTGTACAGCCGGATGTTAGAGCCCGTGTTAGCCGCCGTGCTCGAAGATTCGCCCCACCCTACAAAATCATTTGCTTCCTTAACGTCAGCGCCGTCGCTATGTGCCGCCGCCGTTGTCCCGCGAACGCCTCGAACAACACCTGCATTAATGGTGTGGGTGGATTTTCCTGTGTATTGAATCACTTCGCTATCAATAAACATCAACCCAACAAAGGTTACGGCAGCCCCGCTAGAAGAGGTTGCGGCAGTCGTTCCGTCGTCAGCTCGGGTCAAATCACCAAACACGTTGCTTAGATTAGTGCCGTACCGTATTTTCTCGCTGCCTATCAGAATTGTTCCTTTGGCCGGAAAACCGCTGGAATCCGCCACCGGGATAGAGGAACTGATAATCGTAAGGTTTGCGCCTGTTGTGGTGGCCGCCGTTTCAAAACTAGCCGCACTGGTTAGTATAAACGAAGTCACGCTGGCGTCTATTCCGCCGCTGTCATTAAGGGTCGTCTGAGCATAACCTGTTGTTAAACCGCCCCAAAGACCCGCACCAAAACCTGTTCCGCTTACAACCGTATTAAGACCAGTGTTGATCTGGTAGTTAGCAATAACAGCGGAACCACCCCCCGCAGTGCCTCCAGAAGAGGCTGTTCCAGCCGTGGTAATCTGATAGCTATTGGAATCAAGAACTGTAACTTGGTGTTCCGTGTTTAACAGAGCGGCGGCTATACCATCTGTGGTAGTGGCACCACTAAAAGTGACGAAGTCTCCCGTTACTGCGCCATGCGCTACCGCTGTTACAGTAACTACAGCAGAACTTGCTGCTCCTGTTTTAAGAGGGTCGGCACCGAGGGTGGCTGTAGAACGTATCGGTGTTATGTCGTTGTACCCACCACCTTCTTCTATGTAGACCTTGGTCTCTGTTCCAAGTCCCATGAACTTAGATCCGTCAAGAGCGGCCCAAACATGCAAAGAACGTCCTGTCCCGTTTATAGTGTTGCTGCTTAGACGTTCCCATCCGCCCATCTTCTCCGGACGACCTTTGCGGAAGCGAATTAGGTCAGAATCAAACCACCCGTTCTCACTGCCATAAGACGTAGTCTCGCGGTTAACTCCAGGGTTAAATTGTATTTTAGACAGAGGCATCTAAGTTCTTCCCGCTCCGACTTATTAAAAGTATACTATATCTTATTTAATTTTTATTACATTGTCATCCAATGGGCGACTTCTTTTCTGTAAGCTATGTTATTTATCTTGTTCTGAAATGGCGTACACATTAAGACGCCCAGAGGATAATGTTTTCTCAAGCAAAAAAATGGGGTAGATAAAAATCGTGAAAAGCCCTGTTAGAACCAAGCAGACTCCAAAGAAAACTGCGGTGACGATAAAATCAAGCATGTTTAGCATGGGTGATTCCCGTTGGGAAAAACCGTAGTATATAGGAAAAACCCTTGCAAAGAAAATGGATTTCCATAAACTCACGATTGGCGTCCCAATACTGATATAAGATAGCGGCGATGTCCGAGCCAGGAGGTTAACGAATGGTTTATTATAAGGTAGCATGTGCGGCATATGAAAAAGTTTTATCTTGCTCTGATTTGCCCCTGTTTCCCGAGGTATACATTAAAATAAACATGTATGCTTGAGATAGCTTGCCTCGCTTTTGCGATCTATTTTGAGGCTCGATCCGAGCCCATAGCCGGTCAACTCGCTGTGGCTAATGTCATTATCAACCGCAAACTGAGCCCTCGATATCCAAATAATATTTGCGCCGTCGTGTTCGAGGGGCCGGTGTACCCCTCTGGTCATCCGATCAAAAACAGGTGCCAATTTTCTTTCTTTTGTGACGGTCAATTAGAGGTGATCAGCGACCGAGGCGCTTGGCACACCGCGCTAAATGTGGCGAAGTCCGCGATCTCAAACCGCCTCGATGTATCGGAGGGTGCGACTCATTACCACACAACAAAAGTATTCCCTAAATGGCGACTTTCTTTGCAGCAAACCATTAAAATTGGTGAGCATATCTTCTACCGTTAGTCGCTTTTCTTCTTCTTCTTTTTCTTCTTTTTCTTCTTTTCTTCTTCGTCTTCTTTTACGCCGTTAAGCGTATCGATAGCCTTCTCGTAATAATCAAGCGCCGCATTGCACTGGTTTATGTTAGATCGCACCTTTTTCACCCATGATCGTAATTCGATTGAGTCATAATGGGTCATACAAATATAATCCCTACTGTTTTCCTTCTTTATCTCGCTTGGCACCTTGAACGAGCTTAGGTTTGGATTTATTAGGATGTCGGGCCTTTGGGTTTTTAAGGCGTTTGAACTTGCACTCAGATCCAAACTTACCCCCAGAAGATTTACAGGCCCTCCACAATTCGCGGTTGAGAATATTAGTAGCAGTCCGAGCATACCGCGCTGGATATTTTTCAGCCGCCGTTTGTGTCGAGGAGACTTTTGCTCGTAGTGTAGCAATCTCTCGATCTGTTCTGGCATTCTCTATTCTCCGATTTTGTAACGACTTGTCCAGGGCCAGGGATTTTTTATAAATGTCTGTTTTCAGTTTATCGTTGGCGTCTTTAGCTTTGGTAACCTCGAGTCTTTGCGCTTGGAAGACCACCTTCAGTTCACCTATTTTTTCACGCGCATTGAGCCAGCCGTTCCCTGCAAACGCCGCAGCACCAGTCAGGATAACTGTCACAATTAAAAGGGCTTGAATCATTTTTGGCCTACAGAAAACCCGAGCAGTATAAGAAAAATAATAAAAATTAGGACCAGGTAGAGCCTTAGCTCATTGACTCGCCTCTGTCGCCGTAATGGGTGCAGATGCAACTGGCAGTAACGTCTCAGCAGGGTTTGATGTGTCCGTTTTTGCGATAGTGTCGGCTATCGTACAGGTCGAATCGTTCTGCTGCCGTTTGAGGACCTATGTACCCAAAAGATGATTCTTTTTTAACATAGTCAGATTTACGAACGTGTAGACCTGGACGTAGTTTTGCGGGTTTAGGTTTTTTTAGATCAGATTTTAGCGGTCTAAAATTTATGACCATTGTCCGTTCTCCAATAAAAAAACGGCGGGGGTTTTTAGGCCCCCGCCAAAGTTTAGGGGGAGGTAACAGTGCTCTGTGGCTTATCTGAGTATTTATCTTTAACAACCCGAGTCACACAAAATACGGTAACAGGGACAGCGCATAGTACACCGAGAATTCCTACGACCGAACTGCTAAATGCAGCCACACTTTTGGGGTCTGCAAAGAAGATAGCCCAAGTGTACACGGCGAGTACAAATAAGATAAGCCAAACGAATAACTGGCCTAATTGGCGAGCGCCTGATTGAGCCGACGACAGGTTGCCCATTAATAATTTCAGCATTAAATTATCTCCTCATAATGTGGCGCGTCCCAAAATGATTCGGTGGGGTCTATATCGACGAACACGCCATCCCCGTTCCAGTCTATCCCAGATCGCAGGGGGATATCAAGATCCTCGGAAACCTCCATCATCAACGAATGAAGAGACTTCCAGATCATTTTATTAGACCACGGAATATGGCCCGGTAAGTCTTTGATATATGGGCCAATATCCACAGCTATAGAAGGATTGGTGTTGTGTTTAGAGTCTGGCCATTGCACTGTTGACATGCCGTGATCAAAGGCTTTCTGCTGTTCCGCTTTTGTGCGGTGACCACAAATTACAATAAGGTCTGGAACTACGACTTGCCGAGTTCGATCCGCAAAAAACGGGGTTCTTTTAATGGCTTCCCGGCAGACAGCCTGCAAGCCCTTTGAACAGGTTTCGAGCCTTGCTGTAGATGCCTTCCCAAAATTATTCACTGACTTGGATGCTTTCCGTTATGTAACGACTCTAATTTGGAAATCCGTAGAGAGTTACTCTCCGTAATTACGATCAGTCGCTCACTCTCTCGATTGATTTTCGCCAGTTCTTTT